TGTAAGTCAAAATGCTCCTACTAATAATTTATTTCCAATTACAAATTTTATGTATGAGGATTCGTTAAATGAAAAAAGAAGACGTATTAGTATTTTAAAACCCGAATTAGTATCGGGAATAGATTCCGATTTTAATAAGATCATAAAAGAATGAGTAACACGGTTCAAGATGGGTTACAGACCCCAGGCGAAGTATCAATCGAAGAATTATCTCTGATATCTACTAACGGAAAATCTATCTCTCTAATAGATTATCTTATAGAATTAAATTTATATGAAAGCATATTTAGTAATGTTATAAGCGGAGAAATAATATTATCAGATAGTGCAAATTTAATAAGACATTTTCCAATTACCGGAGAAGAATATTTAAGCGTGCGTTTAAAAACACCTGGATTTAATAATGATAACAAATATAAAATTGAAAAAATATTTAGAGTTTTTACAGTTGAAGATAGAGTCTTGGCAAGAGATCAAAATACTCAAATTTATAAACTAAAGTTAATTTCTCCTGAGGCAATTGTAGATTCATATTCAATGTTATATTCCCCATTTAAAGGAAATATAACAAAAATAGTACAAGATTTATTTAACAATAATTTAAAAATGGGTAAAGACTTAATTGTTTTTACCGGTGCAGATAACAATGTGAAATTTCTAAGTAATGGGTGGAGTCCCTTTAAATGTATAAATTGGTTAGCAAAGAAAACTATTCCCAGCGACGGAAAAGCCTGCAATTTTTTATTCTGGGAATCAACTAAATCATTCTATTTTGGTAGTTTAGAAACTTTATTTCAAAATGGAAATTCTATAGGTGATTACAGATATGCAGCAACCAGTGTATCTGTTGGTACCGACGATATAGAAGAAAAGATGACTTTAATCACAGAGTTATCTGTACAAAATGGACTTGACTATGTTGTAGGATTAGATTCTGGGTATTTTGCAAGTAAATTAATTTCATTAAATTTATACAATAAAAAACAAGAAGTTACAGAATACGATCACGTTGAGCAATACTCAAAATATAAACACTCGACACAATATAATCCTTCTCCTTTATTTTCAACGAATGCGATTACCCGAAATGTAAATTCTCATGTGCGTGTTTATCCTAAATATCCTAATCTGCACACCGGAGTTAAAAAGAATTATAATGAACGCATGGGTGAAATTTATGGCAATAGATTATCAAATATAAAAGAGTTGAGCAATTTAAAATTAAACATAATAATACATGGCCGAACAGATATAGAAGCTGGGCAATTTATGAATGTAAAATTTCCTGATATGGATCCTCCTAGCGAAGCTGATATTGCCAAAGATAAAATTGATCCTAAGTATTCTGGAAGATATTTAATAACTGCAATCAACCACAAAATTAATATATTAACTCATAGTATATCTATGGAAATAATAAAAGATTCGTTTGATCCTGCTGCCGCAACTTTAATAGATGCCACAAATGTATCAACTACTGCGTTTTGAAAGATAATTATGAATAACCTGTATGGCGGACAAAATTTTACCTGGTGGGTAGGGGTAGTTGAAGATAGACAAGATCCCGAAAAATTAGGTAGATGTAAAGTAAGAATATTTGGATATCATATAGATGATTTGACCGTGTTGCCTAAAGCAGATTTGCCATGGGCTATTCCCATGCAGCCAATAACATCTGCCGCTACATCTGGTATCGGTATTGCACCTGTTGGCCCAGTTGAAGGCACTTGGGTATTTGGTTGGTTCTTAGATAATGAAGAAGGACAACAGCCTGTAATGATGGGTACTCTTGCAGGCAAAAATGAAAAACATCCAAACGCTGATAAGAAAATTGCGCAAGATCAATTAGCTGCGAACAATTTATTAACAACTTCTTCAGGCAATCCAGTAACCGATATTTCAGGTAACCCAATACAAACTGGAACAGATGTTGCAGATTCTAATTATGATCAAAATTCATCATTTTTAAATCATCCAAATAATCCAAAAGCTAAATCTTCAGGTCCTTTAAACAATCCATCGGATGTAAAGGCCAAAGCATTCAAAGATCCAAATGGAGTGTATCCTAAGATTGAGTATTCAGAAAAACCCGACACTAATAAATTAGCAGCAGAGGATAAATCACATAAGTATTTTGCGTTAAAAACTAAAAATAGAAAAACAAGTATATCCAAAGCGCAATCAACGGGAACATGGGATGAACCGGAATCGGCATATAACGCCTTGTATCCGTACAACCAAGTTATTGAAACTGAAGCAGGGCATGTCATTGAATTAGATTCTAGTCCAAATGCTGAAAGAATTCACATATATCATAAAAAAGGATCCTATATTGAAATAGATGTAAATGGTTCATCTGTTAAAAAGACTATAGGAGACAGTTATGAGCTAACTGATAAAAATGGATATGTGTATGTTAAAGGTGCATATAATTTAACAGTAGGTGGCACTACAAAAATACTCGTACAAAATGATGCAGACATTGAAGTAGACGGCGAAGCCAGTATTTTAACACATAGATCTGCTTTAGTGCAAGCGGCGCAAACAGTTCAAATAGTTGGAGATGATATTAAAGTATCCGGCAAATCTAGTGTACAAATTACAAGTGACGGGCCTGTTAACATACAAGGTAGTAGTATCACACTAAATGCAAAAACCGGCGCATTTGCTGCAAAAGCTGCAAAAGAAGTTGCATTGCAAGCAGGCACAACCGCAAGTGTAAAGGGCGGATTAGAATTGTTATTAGATGCGGCAACCGTAAAAACAAAAATGGGGTCAATACAAGTATCTTCTACTAAGCTTCCTGTACCTACTCCACCCGAAGTTAAATTACCTACGCCTGTAATTATTAAAGATTCAGTAAGACCCGATAGCCCAGAGAGTATATTCTTAGGAGATTCTTTAGAAAAAAGTGCAGAAACTTTTACTGCAGCAAGGATTAAAAATAATGAAATTACTACAAACGTAGAAGATCTAACAACATTATCTAGAGATACTAATACAGAAAAATCTTCATCGATAACCAGAGGCGTTCAACCAACACCGGTAGATGTATCAGAATTTGCAGGATTGAAGACTTTCCCAGATTCTATGAAGTTATCAAAATATTTTACGTTAGGAGATCTTTCAACCAGAGCCGCTGCTTCATCGTACGCAGTCAGGGATCAAGGTGGACTAACATCTGCTCAGATTGTAGGAAATCTAAAACACTTATCTGTAAACGTATTAGATAAAATAAAAGAACAATATCCTGATATGATTATAACCAGCGGGTTTAGAAGTAAAAATGAAGGATCGGATCATGATAAAGGACAGGCAGTAGATATACAATTTACAGGCAGGTCAAACGATGATTATTATGATATTGCAAAATGGATTGAGGCAAATACCCCATATAAACAAGTATTGCTAGAATATGCTAAAAAACCAAATGGAAAAATAGTTGCTTGGATACACGTTGCGGCAGCTAGCAACGGATCGAAATCTGCAATGCCTATAGGTACACTGGTAAATCACAGTGCCAATGCTCCTGGGGCTCGCAATTCGTTTGTAAATTATGGATAAAAATTGCTACATAAATAATAATGTTCTAGCCCCTTACCAAAAACAATAAATATAAAAATGGCAACCGTAAATCGAATTGTACGAAGATATACAGATTTAAATCTGTTATTTAAGCCGCATCCTTATTCAAAAGATGTTTTAACTAGAACAAATGCTGACGCAGTAAAAACTGCTATTCAGAATTTAATTCTGACAAAAAATTATGAGAGACCATTTCACCCGGAAATAGGTAGTCAAGTTAGTGCGTTGATTTTTGAAAATTTTATACCATCTACAATTACTGCATTAGAAAAATCAATTGAAACCACTATACGAAAATTTGAGCCAAGGGCAAGAATTATAGATATTCAGATTATTGATAATTCTGATAAAAATGCAATTGATATAGAAGTAACATTCGCACTTAGTAATACCGAAGAACCTATAACCGTAGCAACAACTATTAGCAGAGCAAGATAATGTCCAATCTAAGAATAGCGGAATTAGATTTTGATACAATAAAATCAAATCTAAAAGACTTTTTAAAAAATTACGTAGATGACGATGGTGCACCATACTTCACAGACTTTGATTATGAAGGATCTGGGCTATCTATTCTGTTAGATGTACTATCTTATAATACACACTATAATGCTTACTTAGCAAACATGGTAGTTAATGAAATGTTTTTAGACTCCGCAGTTAAAAGAGCATCTGCAGTTTCTATTGCAAAGCATTTAGGATATACGCCAATTTCCACACAAGGGGCAAGAGCGCTATTATCATTCGAAGTTGACTCCCCTACGAATAATCCAAACTTTTTGACACTTGAAAGATTTACTCCATTTACAACTACTATAAATGAAAATTCTCTAACATTTGTTAATTTAAATTCTGTAACGATACAACCCAATGTTGGAACATATACATTTACTGATGTAGAAGTTGTAGAGGGTATTCCATTAGAATACATATTTACTGCAGATGTTCCTGGCCCAGCAGAAAAATATGTAATACCTAATGAAAATTGCGACATTTCATCTATTCAAGTTATTGTACAAAATTCATTATCAGATACAACAACTACAGTATACTCCTTAGCAGAAGATACCTTAAATATAGATGGTACGTCGAATGTTTATTTCTTAGAAGAAAATACAGCTGATAGATATCAAATACATTTTGGCGATGGTATTTTAGGTAAAAAATTAAATAGAGGCAATCTTGTTAAAGTTACCTATTTAATTAGTAATGGCACTCTAGGTAATGTTTCTGGTAATATTTCTCAAGAATTTTTTTGCGGCTCGCAAATTGGCGGCGGTTCGGTTACCGGTATAATCACACCCACTTCAAATTCAAGAGGCGGAACTTCTAGAGAAACGATTGAAAGTATTAGATTTAATGCTCCAAAATTTGGATCTTCTCAAAATAGAGCAGTTACTGCTGAAGATTATAAAGTATTAATTTCTAAAAATTATCCTTTAGTTGAATCTATCTCAGTATGGGGCGGAGATGACAATGATCCTCCAAAATACGGCAAAGTTATTATTTCATTAAAACCATACGATGGATATGAAGTAACACAACAAACTAAAGATGACATTTCAAATTTAGTTTTACTAAGTAAACAAGTATTATCTATTGTCCCAGAATTTATTGAACCTGAGTATTTTTATATTAATTTAGCAGTGAATGTAAAGTATAATTCTAAAACTTCTACATTGTCGGCAACTCAAATTAAAAATTTAGTTGTATCAACAATACGAACCTATTTCAACAATGATTTACAAAAATTCGATAAGGATTTTGTTTATTCTAAATTATCGAGAACAATTGACGCATCCGACAATTCAATTGTTGGTAATTTAATGACTGTTAAACTACAGAAAAGAATAACACCAATATTAAATTATGATAATCATTATGTTGTTGGAGATACAATTAAATTTAAAAACGGCATTGAACCTGGCAGTCTAGAAACTACTAGATTTGTAGTTTCACAAAGCGGGATTTCCGTTGAAGCTAGAATTAAAGATGTTCCTAACGATATTGTACCTAACAGAGTAGGTTTTGGTACACTAAAATTAGTTAACGCAGATACCGATAAAACTATTATAGCAGATTATGGAACTATTGATTATAATGCAGGTATAATTTCAATCGACGTGTTGCATCCCACGGGATACACTGAAGATAGTACAGATATTAGATTATCTATAACCGTTCAAGATTCATACTTAGATGTTATGGTTAGTAAAAATGAAATTTTACTATTAGATGATAGTACATTCAACGGCGCCGCAAATAGATTACAAGGATTAACTGTTAACACGATTGCAGTTATAACCGAATGAGTCGAATAAAAGAAAAATTATCTAGAATATTTGCAAAGCAGATACCTGAATTTCTGCGGGTGTCTGAAGCTGAGGCTGCAACCTTTACAACTGGGTCTACTGTTGCTGGATCTGATATTGTAACAGTAAATACTAGTATAGATATTGAGGCGGGAGATAAATTATCTCATTCGCAAATTTCTGGGGCAATCTATGTTATAAGTATTTTATCAAATACCAAAATTCAAATTAGTGCAGCTGCGCCAGTAACATTAACTTCTGCAAAATTAAATTTTGTAAAAACAAATACCAATTCAAATTTTATAAAATTTTTAGAGGCATATTATAAATTTCTAGAACAAGATCAATACCCACAAGAGTTATTACAAAATGCTAGACAATACGCTGATAGTGAAACTACAATTGATTCATTAATTGAGAACTTCTTTATAAATTATGGTAATGATATTCCTCGTAACATCATTACAGATAAACGTTCTTTTATAAAGCATTTTAGAGACATTCACAAAACAAAAGGAACTGAAGAAGCATACAAATTATTGTTTAGAATTATATTCAATGACCAAGCTAGTTTCTTTTATCCTGATACAGTAATTTTAAAAGCTTCAGATGGCGTTTGGAAAAAAGATTATACTTTAAGAGTTATATCTATAGATAATTCTAATATATTTAATTTTATTAATACTAAAATTGTAGGGGATATATCTGGAGCATCTGCTGTAGTAAATAATGTTGTTAAAATTAAACCTGATGTGGGATATTTAATTGATGCGTATGAATTAACTCTTGAAAAAATTAAAGGTAATTTTCTAATTGAGAATATATCTGCTAGCAAATTAATCAATCCTGCTACAAATACAAGAGAAAATTTAAATGCAGGCATAATTCCACAGTTAATTAAACTTGATATCATTGACGGAGAAAATGGATATACTGCAAATACTAAAATTTTAGTACAAGATGCAAATGTAAGAATAACATCTTTAACGGATACAGGTACAATTCGAGCAATTAAAGTAGTTAATCCCGGAGTATTTGCAGGTCTTACTCCGGTAAACGGTGCATTGCCAGTAGGATTTTTTGTTAATGCAGTTATAGAAGATCCGTCAAATGTAGTGCAAGGAAATGTTCGACTTAGTAATACAATAGGCACATTCACCGGTACGGTTCCTCATGGGTTATCTAGAGGAAAAAATGCTAATTTAATTTTTTATGGGAATTCTAATAGTTATATAAATGGCTCGGAAAATGTAATTACCGTTACCACAATTTTAGATGATACCCGCTTTAGATTTACAATGACCGGATTAGATCCAACCGCGATTACTGCAAATTTAAAATACACAAGAACAGCTAATTTATTTAGTAATATTGGCACAGTTCGCGAGAGCGAAGGTTACTGGTTAAATAATAGAGGAAAACT